TCAGGCTGCAGGCTTGAGCGGTGCCGCGGCCAACGCTTCGCATCGTGCCTGCACGACATCCATGCCATGATCCGCAAAGCTCCCCGCTCCGGGCCATTGGCTTGCGGGAATCACGGCGAATCCCGCAGTCGTGAGCCAGATGTGATCCTGCTGCGGGCGAGCCTGCCAGCGCGGATCGATCCAGGGCCATGCGGCCCACGTGTCGCGACCATTCAGAACGCAGACCATTCCAGCCAACTCGGCCGCATAGGTCGCATAGAAGTCGGCCCCAAGGAATTTGGGCGCTTCGAATGAGTGCAGTGAGCCGATCTGCGCGGGCGGCAGAAACAGCGGCGTCAGGTGGCAGCGCGCGGCCCCTAGGCTGTGGCCGGCGACGCTGATCACCGCATCTTTCGGTGCGACTGACAGCGCCCAACTCCAGACGTCCTGCATGCCCGAGATAACGCCGTCCGTAACGGTGCCGCCCTTCACCGGATGAGGGTCAAGCGAGACATCATCGAAGAGGTCTGCCAGTTTGAAACTCGACGCGCGCGTGCCGGAAATGCTCAGGTGCACGCGACCACCGACATCAAGGGACATGACCGCCTGATTGTCGGCGTCGGAATAGATGCCGAGCCACACGTCGCCCAAGGCCTCAAACGCTGCCTTGGACTGCTCTCGATCGATCAGATAGGCCGCGTTAGCCCGTTTCGCGGCGAGGGCAATTGCGGCCCAATCCATCACTGGCTCGCAGCAACAGGGGCCGATGCTGCGCCCGGCGCGGATGCCGGTGCCGCAGTCGTGCTGACCATCGACGCAATAGCAGTGTTGTAGGCCGCAATCGCATTCTTGACGGTCAATCCGAACAGGCTGAGCGCCGCCACGATGATCGGCTTCTGCGCTGGATCGATGAACGTCGATGCGTTCACCGCGCTGATCACCGCAGGAATGCCGGTGTCGAGCAGCGTTTGCGCCGACGTGACGGTGATGGACGAAGCCGCCGTGCAGAACAGGCCATTTGCCGTCGCCGCCGCCGTCACGCTCCCGTCGATCGTGCTGATGCTTTGCAAGGTCGGCTGCACGACCGAGCAGCCATTGACGACGACCGTTTTCAGATTGGCGAGGATGGCGGCCGCCGTGGCTGCCGGCGTGGTGGCGGTCACCGACGTCGATACGTTCGGAGCTGCGCAGCCGCCAAGAGCGAACGCAACAAGGCCTGCCGCGAAAGCGGCGAAGATCTTCTTCATGGGGATTTCCTTCAGGTGGGGAGAATCAGAAGCGCCACTTGGCGCCGAGTTTTACGGAGGCGCCGTTATTGCCCTTCACGACAGAAAGGCTCAAGCGAGTAGAGGGAGGGGCTTCGGCATAGACGACTACGCCGGGCTCGAGGTCGTATTGCCGGTCGAGCGCTGGCAAGACCTGTAGATGAGTCACCAGCGCCAGCAACGCAGCGCCGATCACACCTGTGGCGCGGCCGGCTGTTTCGCGGCGTGCATCTGGCTCAACTTGTGTGCGCCCGCAACGAGCAGCACGACGATGGCGCTTTGTACGTCAACCGGCAGCGCGAGGTGAAACAGGCTCGCAACGTATGCGACGACAGGCGCCACGACTGCGCCGGCGCCGACTGCGGTTGCGGTGTTGAGGGGCGTGCTATTCATGCCTTCTCCTTCTGGACGATCTCGTCCGGTGTGAAAACGAAACCTGCTTTGCGGGGGTATGCCTGGAATACGAAGGTCGGCCATGAGCGGTGGTGAATGCCGTGGACCGGCGAGCGGTGGAACTTGACGTCGAGCGGCAGCATGTTCGCCATGCCGTCGACGAAAGTTGATGGATCTGCCGGATCGAACGCGTGCCAGTCGAAGCCGCGCAGCTCCGCAAGACGGCAGATGAGCCAGATCAGCGATTGCTCGGCGGGGAAGGTCTCGCCGCTCGGCTGATCCGTCACCGGGTCAAGAACCGGAATTTCCGTGATCTCGCCCGTCGCGATCGCTTTTACGATCACCCAATCGACGGCATCAGCGTCGGCCCATTCGCAAAATAGATGGTGGTATTCAGGTGAAGGTTGGCCGCTCACTGCGCAGCGCAAACCAGCTTTGTGGCCCGTCTGCTTGGTATGCCGGAAGGTCGATGATTCAGTGCGCGGCGCGGCGTGATCCGGGTAGTACTCCAACTCGACGTCGGTCGCCTTCACGAGATGTTCGTGCGGGACTGCGGGTGCTTGTTGTGTCATGGCTGTAAACGAAAAAAAACCGCCCGAAGGCGGCTTGCTGGGAGAGATGCGAGATCAGGCGTCGAGCGTGCTTAGGTTGTGCGACTTGATGATCGAGATGATCTTCGCTGCGTAGTTGGGGTCGGTCGCATAGCCTGCTGCTGCCACTGCCTGCGCGAATGTCGAACCACTCGTATAGGCGAATGCCGGCGAATAGCGCGGGTTGTCGAGCAGGAACGCCGCGCGGTCCTTCAGGCTGTCGAGCCAGCAGTCATAGATGCGCCAGACCGCTTTCTCCGTGATCGGACTGCCGTGAACGTATTCGGTCGTCGGCAGGATCACGGTCGGGCCGTGCCAACTGCTATCGGCCTTTACGCCAAACAGATTGCAATAATGCTGTGCGAGCTCGGACTGGGCCCAGCCGGATTCGAGCGCGGCCTGAGCCACGGTGAAGCTGGCTGGAATCTTTGTGGACTTCGCAAGCTCGCGCGCGGGCGCTGCGAGCGCGTTGATGAAATCGTCGGGCTTCATAGGCGCCTCCGGTAACGCGGGAAAATTCGATCGCGGATTTGGAGCACGAGCAGGACGATCGTTAGCATGCCCACGTACCAGGAAATGTCGTGTCCGTTTAGCCAGGTCCAGATGCTTACGGCCAAGCCGCCAGGTATTGCCACGGGAGCCGTGGTGTTGGATACCGCACTGGTTGCGCTGGCAATGACGTCTTTCATGGGCTCCCCGAAAAGAAAAAACCGCCTCATGGGCGGCTTATGGTTGAAACTAGAATCTATTTGGCCTCTTGACGGCTAGGCGGATTCCGCCTAAATTGATGGTTAGACGAAGCGCATCCCGCGCGGCGTCACTCCGAAAGGAAACCCATCATGAAGCTTTGCTTTCGCGCGCATTCGCGCGCCGGAAACTATCCAAATGCTCTTTCAACCGCCGACCGTCCAGCAGCTCAAGCAGCTCAAGGAAGAACTCGGCTATACCGGCGCCCAAATGGCGCAGCTCCTCGGTCTATCGAGCAGCCGCCGCTGGCGCGATCTGGTCAACGAGAACAATCCGCAGGGCATCACACCGGCATCCCTGTTCCTTGGCGCCGCCCGGCTCACTCTCGACGCCAGGCAGATCGAGGAGGTACTCGAAAAGATGCGCCAGATCGGAGCCACGATCGACTTGAACGCCGACTCCCCGGCGCCCGATGGAGAGCAGCAGCCGTAGCAATGACGCTGGGCTGCGCCGGTGTCAGCGCGTATGCCGAGTCATGGTTTGACTTCGAAGCTGGCGTCGGCGCGTCCCGTGCCGTCAAAGCCGGCGACATGCAGTACTTCGACGAAGGCCTCCCGCACAGCACACCGCTGAACTCGTTCGCCGGGCAGGCCGGTATCGCACTGAACCTCATCGACGCGCCTGTGCGCTCCTGGGGTCCGGGTATGCGCCTGCATCTCGATTACACCTACTGGGGGCGCCTGAACTGGACTGCCACCGTCGCGCAGGACTCAGCCAATTTCCCCGCGGGCAACGGCGGCTATAGCGCAGCAACGAAGTCGTGCATCGACGGCAACTGCGGGCAGATGCGCACCTTCGTATCTAGCGGCGTCACCCATTCAATCAGTCTCGCTCCCGAAGCCTTCTGGAATCTCGGCAGCGGTTGGGAGATTGGCTTGTCTGCCGGGCCGGCCATGTACTTCGGCCCGTGGCACTCGACCTACATCGCCGACGAGAGTGGTCCGTTCGGCCCGGCGGGCAGCACCGAACAGGTCTCGCATCGCGAGGTCCCCCACCTCGGCGCCATTGCCGGGCTTTCGGTGGGGAGAGGACCGTTCTCGGTCAGGTACAACTACCTCTATGCACCGCCGAAGTTCGCCGGGACTGGCGGGGACGTGCCGAGCGGGATTCGGGCGGTGCAGATGTTGACCCTCGGATACCGGTGGTAACAACGACCGCTGTGCTAGACTGCGACGGCCTTTTTACCGCCCGAATATACAAAATGAATACGTCCTTCGTGAACCCTTTGCCCGGCGTCCCGGATGTCGAATCTCCGTTTTTCGACGAGTTGTTCGCGGCGAAAAACGCTTCTGCGGAGACTTTGCGCGTAGCCACCGAATTACGCGACAAGGGGTTCGCGATTATCGACTTCTCCGATGCTGAGTTCGACGCGCGGTCCGAGCGCATTAAGGCGAAATTCCACGAGCGGTTCGACTTCGACCACTGGCGCGAAGAGCTCTGGCACAAGAATGACGGCCTGAGAATCATGGACGCTTGGGAAACCGATGAGGATGTGCGCTCGATCGCGTCCAACCCACGAATTCTCGATCTCCTATCGCAGGTCTACGGTCGGCGCCCCATTCCGTTCCAGACGCTGAACTTCCCTGTCGGTACGCAGCAGCCGATTCACAACGATGCGATCCATTTCTCGTGCGTGCCCGAGCGCTTCATGTGCGGCGTATGGGTTGCTCTGGAAGACATCGACGGCACGAACGGCGCGCTCGAATACTACCCCGGTAGCCACAAATTCCCGACCTATGTAAATGAGCATATGGGCGTCTGCTCTGCCGCGCAGATCAAGCCGACAGCCCACTATAAGGACTTCCTGGATCTATGGCAGCAACTGATCAGGAAATCGGGCATCGCGCCGGAAACGTTCCATGCCAAAAAAGGACAGGCACTCATCTGGGCCGCCAACCTGCTACACGGCGGCTCGCGTCAGACCGATCCAACGCGCACGCGCTGGAGCCAAGTAACGCACTACTATTTTGAAAGCTGCGTCTATTACACGCCAGTTCTGTCTGACCCAGCGTTCGGCCGCACCCATTATCGCGAGATCAAGGACGCCGGTACCGGCTTTGTTCAGCCTAACGTCTATTCCGGCATTGAGGTCGACCACGACGTCATTTCTCGCAGCATGCCGGTTGCCATTGGACAGTACGCAAGGCCAACCGCGCCCCCCGACTTCGATCCGGCTCGCTATCTGCAACTCAATCCCGATGTGGCAATCGCGGGCGTGGATCCTGTCGAGCACTACCTTGAACATGGACGCAGAGAGGGAAGGCGTTGGTGATACCGCCATCGTGATTCATGCAACGAAACGCTGATAACTAGGCAATCTGAACCGAGTTGGATGGCAGCGTTGTTGAGGTCTCTGCGATCACGGCGCGGCAGCCATACACGTAATCGCGGATGGCTGCGGCAAAGTCGGTGAAATTCGTTTGGCTGAAACTGTGCATCGCGCCGGCCGCGTCTGGGTAGCCGAACGTCGCTGCGCCGCCGGGAAAGCCCTTTCCGGCATTCAAACTTGTCTCGATCGCGATGACGTCCATTTGGCTGAGCTGGTCGACTGCATAGGTGCCGTTCAGTGCCGGCGTTCCGGTGCTGGTAATGATCAGGCCCGCACTGAGTGCCGAATAGGCTGACTGGACTAATGCGGCCGCAGCAAGCTGCGCGGCGCTCGGAGGCACCGGAGCCACGAGCTCTTCGTCAGCCACAGTCCACCCAGGATGAGTGAGGCACGTCTGCCATTGCTCATCGGTGATCTCGATAGTCGTCATGCCTGCGGGAACCGGACTGTCCTCGCTATCGTAAAAAGCGATGATCGCTCCAGTTGAATCGTATTCTGCGTATTTCTGTCCCATGATCAGCTCCCGATTGCAATCCAGTAGATGGCGGCGCTCGCACCTGGCGCCAGCGTGTTGCTATTCCAGCAGTTAATTTGAAGTGCGCTCTTTGTCGAACTACTGGAAATCGTCGCAACCGGGCCAAAAGCATTTCCGGAAGCGATATAGTTCGCCTGCGCCATAGACAGATTGTTAGGGAACACGATAGGCAGCGTGACGTTTGCGAAACCAGACGAGTTCGTCGCCGCGTTACCCCACTGAATAATCAATCCGCTTGGAAGTCTTTGGTATCCCGATAGCGCAACCGATGATGAAAACTGCCCCAAATTCACTGCTTGATTGACAGATGCAGCTGCAGTAGTCGTCAGCGCCAACGGCGAAGTCGTATTGGTCACTTGCCCAAGCTGCACCGCATGATTTGCTGCTGTAGCAGCAGCAATAGAGAACGGGGCGTTGTTTGCAATCGCGGTGCCTTCGGGGCGCCATGTGGTCGAGCTGATTTTTACGAATCGGCAGGATTGCCCGGAGCCTACCGCAACGGACGCGACATTAGTCCCCGCAAGAGAAATGATGTCCGTACCTGTTGGCACAACGGTACAGCCGCCAGAGCTCGCGTTCACTACGTTGATAGCTTGGCCAACCGCAAGTGTTGAAACAGCATCAAGCGTGTATGTATTTCCGCCCGCAAGATTAACGTATTGACCGAGATCCGAAACCCCCATAGGCGTACCCACGGGCTGCGTGAGCGCGCCAGCATAACTGCCCTGAGCCGCCTGCATCTGCTGCAACTGCACAGCATGAGTCGCGCCGGTTGCCGCAGCGATGACGAGCGGCAATACGGCATTGACGCTGACGCTCTCCACACTCCATCGATTAGAGGCGGTTCTTACAAACTTGACCGCATGACCGGGTTGGAGAATGAAAGGATTTACGTTTGTCGCACTACCCAGATTGATGCTATCCGAACCAGTCGGTACAAAGGCTACGGTCTGCGCTGACGACGTATTGCAGCATACAAGACCCTCCCCATTCACAAACGTAGACGCCGCATCGAGCGTATACGTGTTACCGCCGCCAACAAAAATAAACGCGCCCAAAAGCGTAACATCGAGTGTCGCGCCATTTGCTGGCGACACCAGGCCAGAATAGCCGGTTTGACCGTCCTGCATCTGCGCCAGCGGAACCGCCTGATTAGCGGCGACAGCAGTAGCAACAGCAAATGTCTTCGAAGCATTTCCGCTGATGCTGGCGAACAACGCCTGAATAGCCTTCAGTACCTGGTTGTAGGTTGTCTTGCTCGGCGTCAGCCCACCGGCAGTCACGACATTGATCAGCTCCATCATGACCATGTTCATGAAGTCGTTGTCAACGATGGTGGCCGGCACGCCCTGTACGGGGTTGCCGTCTGTGAAGTAGCCGGGTGTGCCCGCGGCTACAGGAGTCTGCAAGGTTGGCGATGCGGTCGGTTGGTCGATCTGAAACATGAACGCTCCGGGCAATAAAAAAGCCCGCTCGGAGGCGGGCTTGGAAGAAAGTCAGGTTTGCTTATGAGTATCCGAAATTCAGATACGTGTGCGCTGGCTTGATGGACATCAGTTCGCACTCGAGAACCGTGTTACCCCAAGTTGCAAGGGCTTGTCCGACTGCGGAATGTCCGGTGGTGAAATATGTGACCGTATTCAATGGTGCATTGATGCGCCATGTGAAGATCCAGTCCTGCGATCCGAGCGGCTGACCGACGCGACTCTGCCCGCACCGGAACGGAGCGAACTCGGTGACGGTGACGGCATATCCGAGCGTTGCGGCATAGTTGACGTAATACGGAACTGATTGGCCACCGCTGTTCGTCAGCCTTGCCACCACCTGTGCCTGCCGCTGCTGCAGAGTGGGCGATGGACCTGCGCACGGATCAGGTAGCCCGAGCGTTTCCTCCCACTCCGGAAGCAACTCGACCGCCGTTGCAGGAAATGCATCGACCAGTAGCTGGTTATTCGCCGCGGTGTGCCGCTGCCACGTGGGCGCGAGGCCTAAGATCACCTGCCCTTGCACAGACGTCGGGTCTTTCGGCCAGGCCAGCCCCCGCGGCATCAGTGCATGGATGACGCTGGCGAAGTCATCCGCCGAGTAGTTCGGTGCGCTCATTTAAGGAAGCCAGGTAATGACGCCCAAGATCGGAAGTTGCCCGAGGGTGCCCTGAATGTTCCCGGTCGGCGTCGTGATCACAAATCCCGTTGCGCCGGAAATCGCAGCTATCGCCGACTCGATATAGGACAGTTGGACCAGCCCGTTTGTCGTTGGCTGAGCATTCCCGGTCGTCGGCCCGATCGGGTTGCCGTACATGACGAAAACCCCTGCAATTGCAGCCTGAATCAGCGCCTTCGTAGCATTGCTGAAGTTCGCGGATCCGGTGATCGTGAAGTTCACGACCTGCTGCGCAGGCGCGCAGACGTACACGAGCGCTGTCACTGGACGCAATGGGTAGATAGCATTTGCGATCGTTAGCTGATCACCCGTCGCAGCTATGCCGCGCCATTCGCCAGTTGCTACACCGTTGGTGCCCTGCGGGAAACCGTTAAACGCAGCCTCGGCGTTGTCCAGCATCGCGTAGACGACCACCGTCCCGGCACCGAAGCCGTTCGGGTTGCACCAAGCGCGCGTGACGCCGCTGACCTTCTCTGCCCAATCGATATAGTCGGGAAGCGCCCCGCCCTGCGGCGGATTCTGATAGGCGAACAGCATGCGCGAGCGCAGGCTATCGTCCAGTTCGATGTCCGCGCCGCCGGTGAACGCTGTTGTCACCGATCCGGACGACGAGATGCCCGCGATCGACGTGCCGAGCGTCATTACCGTGCCGACGGCGCAATTGCCGAAGGCACCGGTTTGCCCGGTCGGGTCCGCGTTCGCCTCCGCGTTGACGGCGACCGACGTTCCCGAAACGATGCCGACCGACGTCGTTGTGTATCGAACGCCATCACCGCGCGTGATCGACGTGCCGACCGGAATCTGCGCGGTCGTGCCGGCCGCCGCGGGGAACGTGATCTGTCCCGGCGTTTCCGATCCGGCCTGCGTCGCTGGCTCGCGATAGATGTTTTTCAGCGCGGCCCACGCTTCCAGATACTCGTCGGTCGCAGTGAACGGGTTCGATTGCTGCGCTACGTAATCCGTGTATCCATACTGAAGCTGTGCCAGACCCGCCAGCGCAGTGGCAAGCGCTTTAAGGCTAGAGAACCGCAGCAGCGGATCGGAAGCTGGCAGTGCTGACGCCATGTCGGCAGCGGCCTGGCTGCGCAACTGCGTCAGAGTCGGTCTTGAAAACGGCATGTCAGTTATTCCCCTTCCACGCCCACGCGTATTGACCTTTCGAAAGCAGGGTGCCCGTCGGCGAATAAGCCGCGATCACGGCGCCAAGCGTTCCAGTGCGTACCCATTGGGTCGAGATGTCGAAGCGACTGACAACGCCATCGTCGATCATCCATTTCAGTGCCTCGGCGAGGTAGTCGTACGCCAGTTGAAGCGTCGTACCTGTCTGCTTGGCCCGCTGAAGCAGCCACATCCGCGAGCCGATCGGCACATCGTCATCAGCCCACCAGCCCCGCGGATCGTTCGAGCCATCCGGAATGACGTCGCCCGGTTCGGCCATGCGATCAGTGAAGATGCTGATCAGGATCGCGGTCTCAATGTCGTTGCCGGTGGCGAGCACCGACCCGCTCATCGTCCAGTCGCCTCGACGGTTCGCATCGTCCCATGTGATCGAAATATCTGGCATTGCGCTCGGGCGTAAAAAAGCCCGCTCTAGGCGGGCCGTTCGTGTGGAGCGCGTGTGCGCTATTCAGTCTGGTTAGGAGGATTCGAATTGATCGTGGATCCGCCAGTCTGGATGCTTGCCACCGGGTGAGTGTGCGTGTTGTGGATCGTGCGCATCTGGGCCATCGTGTGACTGTTCGTCGACGCGTTGTCCTGAATGTCGCCGCTCGATTTGATCGTCGGGGTCGTGTACGTCGTGCCGCCCGGCGCGACGACATTGAACTTGCCACCGACGTTCAGGGTGAAGTCTCCCGAGCAATTCCACGTTACATCTGCCGCGTCATTGACCACGACGTTCTGCCCTTTGGCCTCGACCACGATTCCGCCGTCGGCCGTCATGTAGACCTGCTTCCCGTCCTCGGTGTACAGCATCGATTCGCCCGACTGCAGCCCCGTTGGCCGCGACGGCTGGTGATTTGTCGCAACCACTACACCGCTTCCCCGATCTCCTGCGATATGCGCTACCACGGCGTCAGAGCCAACTGGCGGGTACGACGTGAAGCCGAACTCTGCCATGCGCAGCCGGTTGTCGCAGGTCTCCATATCGCTCATCTTGAGCTGCATGGTCTGCACCGGCCCGGTATCGTTGACGAGCGTCACCCGACCGCGGTCGAACAGCATCTGCACGCGCCGGTACACCCTCTCGATCAGTCTGGAATCCATCAGTTTGCAGTCACGTCAGGGGCGAACGGGTTAAGGATGATCGGTTCCTGCAGGAACGCCGCCGGCGGCAAAATCGTCAGGTCGCATGTCGTACCGCGCTCATCTCGCTTGTAGGTCACATCCGAAATCAGCCACGTCACGGGCTTGAGCTTGAGGCCCGGCAGATCGATCGCGATGTAGGTATTCGGCGCGTACAGCACGCCATTTGCATCGCGCCAGCTATCCGTCGTAACGCGCACCTGAAACGATCGACCAACACGACGGTTCATTTCCCACTGCGCGCGCTGTTGCGCCACATCCTGACCGCCGAAGACTGACTCGGCAATGATCGCGCGGTAGCGCAGACGTGTGACCTGGGCGTCCCGCACACTCGCGATCAGGTTGCCACCATCTCCGACGTCCTGACACGTATCGAGACTCTGCCGCACGGCGTCGTAGTCGCTGAAGCGGCCATCCATGCTGTACACGGCCGAAGCTGCCTGGACGTTCACGCCCTCCTGCAGACCGCCGGCTGCCGTCCCAGTGCCGATCGACGCCGCGCCCGGCGCGCCCTTCCCCTGCGCACTCGCCAACATCAGACTGCCGTCGGGCTGGTCGTATAGCAGCAGCGCGCGGAAACGGCAGAGGCGTTCGAGCACGTCGTACACCGACTCGCCGATCAGCACGTTCAACTGCGGGATCGGCGCACCCTGATCCGCTCCGTCCGCGAGTGTCACCGGGATACCGTAGGTCGCACACAGATTCTGTGCGATCTGCAGCAGCGGCGCATTCCGGAACTGGAAACCAACCCAGCTCGCCGAGCAGTCGACAAGATCCTGACAGAGGCTGCGCCCGGCGATCCGGATCGTGTGCTGCTTGCCGCTATAGCTAGGCTGGTAGCGATCGACGAAGCCTGTCAGCACCAGATCGCCACCCATCAGAACCTGCACGTAGTCGCCGGGCTGCACGATCACATTTGAAACGTCAGGGTAGCCGCACTCCCATTGACGGGGATCGAAACACACAAAGGAAGTGGCAGATGGAGCAAACGATGAGCGACTACCTTACAACTTCGGAGCTCGCAGATCTGATCGGCTGTAAATCGAACCAGCGCGCAGCCATGATTGGCTGGCTCGCCGACAACCGATGGAAGTACGTGGTCGACAAAAACGGTGTCCCGAAGGTCGCTCGCGCGTTCCGCGACCTGAAGCTCGGACTCACCACCGACACTACAACAACGAAATACGATGACGCGCCGAACCTCCAGGCCTTCGCCTAACTCGGGCACGAACGAACCAACGGGGATCGATCGCCTGTACAAGCGCACCGGCGTGCGCAAGATCTCGTTCTGGTACAAGTTTCCGGACGGCCGCAGCGAGACGTTCACCACTGCGCCGCGCGGCGATCGCGCCGCCATCCACGAGGCCGAGCGCCTCGCGAAGCGCCGCGCCGTCGACGTACAGGAAGGGCAAATCATTGCCGGATCCGTCGCGGACGCGATCGACCGATTCCGCACCGAAGTCGACCCGACACACTTCCGCGACCAGTCGCGCGACGGCAAGTACGTGCGCAAGTCGTATTACGAGAAGCTCACGAAATTTTTCGGCCGCATGGCGCCGGCGCGCCTCGAGACGATTCACGGATACCAATACCTCGACGCGCGCGCGAAAGCCGGTGCGCCGGCCGGCGCCAACAAGGAACTGGCGCTGATGCAGACCATGTGCAATTACTGGATCCGTTGGGGCCTGATTAAAACGAACCCATTCGTCGGCATGATGCTCAATCAGACCGATCGGGACGTCCGGACGGTCACACGTGGCGAAATCATCCCGTTCTACCTCTGGTCGGTGCGCCAGCAGCAGGCATATCGCACGATGGGCGTCGCGGCGATGTTCACCTATCTCACAGGCTTCCGCGCCGCCGAGGTGCGCCCGTTCCACATGTCCGGGCTGACCGACGCCGGCGTGCGCGTGATCTCGGCGAAGCGAAAGAAAGGCGAAGCGCAAACCGTCAAGCTACGCGAATGGTCCCTGCGGCTCCGCGTCGTTGTCGAGCGAGCCAAACGCGATCGCAAGCTAGCCAGCATCTACCTGTTCCCGAACCGGCGCGGGCAAGCATATTCGAAGAGCGGCTGGGGCGCAGTCTGGCAGGACGCAATGTATGCGTACATCGGAGAATTCGATCCGGAGATCGCGAACGAATTTGAGGCGAAGCGCGGGCGAGAGGCGGCGCAACGCCGCGGCGAAAAGTTCGACGACGTCGAGCTCAAGCTCGTCGACCACCCGTCTTACTTCGCCCTGTCTGACGTGCGGCCCGCCGCCATCACCGCGAAGCTCGATGCCCGGGACCCAGACGCCTATGACTTCGCCGCGCACGCGGACCCGGGCACCACGCACAGGCACTACGACCGACGCAAGGTGAAGCGCGCCAGCGCGACAGAATGACGGTAAAATCGGCGGCGAAATTTCGGAACGGGTTCCCGGAAAGCCCCGCCCAGCAAGGGGCGAAAATCCGCTGGCATTCCGAAATCAGAAATGCAGGGCTTTGATTCGGAACAGGAAAAGGCGGTTTGACGACTCGATTGTGATTCCTGTCGTCGTGGGTTCGAGTCCCATCAGCCACCCCAAGGAATTCAGACGGTAAAGTTTCTGCAGACGGCATTGTGATAAATCACAGTGCCGTTTTTGTTTCTGGCGTTCCCCTCCTCTTCACTTTCCTCCGTGCTCGCTCGTTAAAAACAGCTTGGCCAACAGGGCCAGACTGCCGTCGAGCCTTGCCAGACCTCATTCCGCCCGATTGTTTCCTTCCAGGGAATAGTAATTTCAGATTATCGGCACAAATTTTCGATAGTAGGGGTATACACTGCCATTCATCGACGTTGCAGACACCTCTCCGGCTCCTGCGACGCCTCCCTGAAATGCAGTCGAAACGTTATCGGAGTTCTACCATGAAGACCAAGTTCATCGCCGCCCTGCTGGTTGCCGCTTCTGCCTCGATCGCCGCTCCCGCTTTCGCAAGCGGCTATGGCCCGGCACCGTTCTATCGCCCGTCGGTTGGCGCACCGGCTTCGCAACAAGGTCAGAGCGCACAGACGGTTGCTGCAGAGCAAGCCAACAACCAATCGAACGCATATGGTGGCGTGAAGAGCGTGTCGTCGCAGTCTGGTACGCGCAGCGAACCCGCTTCGGGCCCGCAATCGGTATTCTTCGGCCACTAAGCCGCTACCCAACATTGTTGAATGCGCTGCCCGCAAAGGGCAGCGATTAACGAGGCGCCGCATGCAGTATCAATGCTGGCGCCTCGTTGCGTTTACGTCCGCGCCAGACAAGCACCTGTCCCGCGTTTGCAGCTATGCTGGCGCGCCTGTTTCCCGTACGTAATTGAGTTGGCTGCACGACGCGAGTGCTCGGCCTCACGCAACGCTCGCCGTCTGCGTCACACCTCATCGCGCTACGCCGCAAGTCCTGCATCGATCAATTCGCGCGCCGCTCGAAAGCCCGCCTCAGCCGCCGCATGCTCGGTGGACCACAAGCTATCGATATGGACAAGTTGCCAGTCGACCACCGCCGAATCGTTACGCAATACCCGGAAATGCGCCTTGACGCCAGTCAGCACCTGCTCCACCGCGACCTCGATGTCGTAGTCGCCATAGCGCTCCTGGTAATCGCCCATATCGAGGCCCTTCGGCTCCATCCTCGCCTCCCTGGTATCGCTGATCGCATGCAAACGGCCACATCTGTCCGGCGAACGTCGGTAGTAACCGTGATTCGCTCGCGACGTGCCGCTTCGCCCTCCAGACGTCCGCCGATTCGCGGATCAATCGCAATCGCCGGAAAGGTATTGCCGGCCGCTGCAATTGATCTCGACCTCGCCGCTGCCCGCATCGGCAACGAGACCGCTCGCGAGTAATTCCGCCCTCACGGACTGCGCGAGTTCAGGCACCGTCTGTCCGACGCCGACATCGTTCAGACGCCGCAACGCTTCGACCGCTTCGGGACTCAATGACTTTGACAT